TGTTAAAAAGGAGACTGCGGAAGATGTTGTTGATGTGGAAGATGTTGTTGATGTGGAAGATGTTGTTGATGTGGAAGATGTTGTTGATGTGGAAGATGTTGTTGATGTGGAAGATGTTGTTGATGTGGAAGATGATGGAGAAACAATTGATTTAAGAAAATTAAAAGTTGTTGAATTAAGAAAGATGTGTTCTGAACAGGGAAAGGCTGGTTATAAATCTTTAAAAAAAAGCGAATTGGTTGAATTATTGCAAAAATAATTCAAAAAAAATAATTCAAAAAAAAATAATTCAAAAAAATAATATAAAATTTATAAATAATAATTTTATATTATATTTATATAAATATGAGTTGGGGCACTTGTTATTCTGGTTCAAATAATATCCATCATTCAAATCCTCCGTTAATGAGTGATAGACGACTATTCACCAATGTAAATCCAGCGTGTGATTTAAATGAAAAATTAAAAAAGAGAAATGGTATCAAAAGCAATTATGAATATAGACAATACTTAATGAAAAATGGTAGAACTATAATGGAAAATAACACAATTAAATCTTGCGATGAGTCATCCGAATGTGTAAAAAGATCAGATGAAATAAATAAAACAAATAAATATTTATATAAAAGTATTAGCGATACACACACGCCATATGGATATCAACAATCAGATTTAAAAAAATTATATATATCCAGAGCTAGTTTACAGAGTAAATATGTTAGTCCCATCGTAACACAAGAAGATTTATTAAGATTAGAAAGTTTAAGAAAATAAAAATATTTAAATATTTCTCAGATAGATATATAATGAAAATATTAAGTTTTGATGTAGGAATTAAAAATTTAGCTTATTGTTATTTGGAATATAATGACTCAAAAATATCAATTTATGATTGGGGTGTTATAAATATCTGTCGTGAAAAACATTGGATATGTAAATGTAAAAAGAAAAATAAAGAAATATGCAATAAACAAGCAAAATATTTCAAAAATAATATTTACTATTGCAAAATTCACGCGAAAAATAACAAATTTTTAATTCCTACAGAAGAAATAAATAAAATTAATAGAAAAATTAAAAATAAAATAAGCTTGAAAGCTTTAACAGAATTTACTCATAAAAATGAAATATTTGGAAATTTGTCACTTAAAGGAATTAAGAAAAAATATACAAAAGAGGAGTTAATATCAAATGTTGAACATTTTATTGATAACAAATATTTAAATTATATAGAAAAAATTAATACAAATTCTTTAAATATGATAGAATGTGGTAAATTATTAAAACAACATTTGGATAAAAATTTTGGAGAAAAAGAAATAGATAAAATCATAATTGAAAATCAAATTGGCCCTTTAGCTCTTAGAATGAAAATGTTACAGGGTATGATAACGCAACATTTTATTGAAAATGGTAAGGATGATATAGAATTTATAAACGCATCCAATAAATTAAAAGAATTTTTAAATAAAAAGAAAACAACTTACAATGAAAGAAAAAAATTGGGTATAGAAATTACTAGAAAATACATTAATGAAAATGAATTATTATATAAATGGGTAGATGTTTTTAATAAACATTCAAAAAAAGATGATTTAGCGGATTCTTTTTTACAAGCATTATGGTATATTAAAAATGTTATATAAGTTAAATAGTTATTTGATATAATAAAAAAATAAATATTTTAGAAGAAATAAAATATTTATTATGCGTCTTACTTAAAATTAAATGTTCTATATTAAACATAAGATGGACATTAACATTGAAGAAATTGATATTGAATCTAGTATGCCGAAACTTAATATTGTTGAAAACAGTAATTCGGAATTTTCAAATAAAAAAAGTGTAAATTTTGGACCTGGGGCAGATTTATTAATGAATCCAAATAAAGTAAATCAGTCGCCCAAAAATTCTTTGGAAAATATTTCATTGGATAATTTGTCTGACATCAATGATATAGATTTAGGAAGTAAATCATCATTGAAAGAAGCGAGAAATAATATTTTTTCGGGAATAAAATTACCAAATGATTTGTCTAATGAAAAAATAGATATTTCTATAAAATTAGATTCTGATAAGAAAGTATCTTTTGGAGATGCTAATAAAGATGTTAAAACCAAATCAAATGATGGTAATTTCAAAAAATTTAATGATATACCTGTAAATCCAAATGTTTCTGCACCATCCGTACAAAAATTAACAGCGAAGGAATTATTAAAGGAAAAATTTAAATATTTGAGATTACTTGAAAATATTGAAAAAAAAGGAGCATCTTTAAGTAAGAAATATTCAATGGATTCACCATTAGAAGAAATGAAAGGTGAATATGAAACATTGATGGGTGAGCGAGATAAGGGAAATAGTGTAAAATTTCAAGGAAAAATGTTGATGGCTTGTGTATCTGGGTTAGAATTTCTGAATAGTCGTTTTGATCCATTTGATATAAAATTGGATGGTTGGGCGGAATCAGTGAATGAAAATATGGATGATTATGATGATGTATTTGGAGAATTACACGAAAAATATGGTTCCAAGGCAAAAATGGCACCAGAGCTTAAATTATTGTTTATGTTGGGAGGTAGTGCGGTAATGCTTCATATGACAAATACAATGTTTAAATCTGCTATGCCAGGTATGGATGATATTATGAGACAAAATCCGGATTTGATGAATCAATTTACACAGGCTGCGGCAAATTCAATGGGTGAAAATAATCCTGGATTGGGGAGCTTTATGAGTGGTATGATGGGAGGAGAATCGGGTCCAGCTCAGAGTGGACCAACATTTTCTATGGAACCTCCGATGGGAGGCCCACCAGGACCCACACAAATGAATAAGCGACCTGACATTTCAATGGCCAGGGGAGATAAACGTGCCGAATTTAAAGATGCTGAAAATATGGAATCTAATTTTGCATCTGTGAACGAGAAACGTAAAGAAATGCGCGGCCCAAGTTCACAGGGTCAGGATCTCCGCGATATCTTATCGGGTTTAAAAACAAAAAAGATCAATATTGGAGAAAAATCTCCAGGATCAACCATCAGCGTTAACGAATTAGATGAGATGAATAACACTGATATGAATAGACCAAAGAAAAGCAGGAGAAAACCCAAAAGTGAAAGAAATACTGTTTCATTAAATCTTTAAATAAATATACTTATTAAATATACTTATTGAATATTTTTTATTTAAAAATTTAATATATATTTGTTTAATGGAAGAAAAATGTTCAATTTGTTTTGAAAATATAGAAAATAACGAATATATTTTACCCGAATGTCATCATAAATTTCATATTAATTGTATAATGACTTGGTTTAGAACGGGTCAAAAATCTTGCCCAATGTGTAGAAATAATGGTATAAATAATGGAAATAATTCTTCCAATACAACTTTAACTCATATAAATAGCGAATTAACACAATATTCGTGGCAATATAGAAAAAAATTATTAAATGATGATTATATGAGAATGCGTCTCTTATCTAGAAAGAAAGATGCACCCAAACATTTAAAAAATAAGGTTAAAAAATTGAAAAAAATGGAATTAAAATTAAAAGAGCTTTCAAAAGAAATTAGTTCTTTTAGAAAATCTAAACAACCTGATCTTTCTGTAAGTAATGTTATAACTAAATTTAGAAAATTTAAAGGAAGAAGGTGGAAATTGAAAAGAAATATTAAAAATTTAAAGGAATTTATAGGGTTAACAAATCCCGAAATACAAATAATCATACCCATAAAGGTTGAAATATAACTTTGTATAAAAAATATAATATAATATAAATGGTATTAGGATTTATATTATATGAAACCATTGATATTATTTATAATGTGGGTGCGATTACGTATAATGGTTCGGCGTATTTATATAGATGGTACTATGGATTGGGTGATGAATATGCGAATAGAGAAAAGGAAATTGAAATGTTAATATTACGGTTGGCTAATTTGGAAAAAAAATTACTTGCAAATGGGGCCGGCGAAAATCATAAAACAACAGAAAAAGGGGAAAAAAAAGATAAAAATAACTAATATTTTATACGGTATAAAGAGCAAACAACTAAAACAATTAAAACAACCATCTTTTTCTTTCCTTTTCTCAACAATAGCTTTATTTTCTTTATATGTTACAAAAATATTATCATAAATATCTCCCGCTGATCCTGGGACATATCTAAAATACAACTCTTCGAATTCATTATCGAGTATCATTAAAAATTCCATAGCTAATGAATTTAAAATCATATTACGTATATCAGTTTCTATAAAAACAACCCAAATATTGGCACCATATACAAATAAATTAAATGCAAATTCTTGAAATGTATCAATAATGGATGTGAAACTATTTGCCCGATTCATTTTTGCCAATCCAATGCTGTTTGTTAAACTATCCCAAAGAAAAAAACTTCGCGCAAAATATATAATACTTATTCCACAAATCATTAATTTATTTTCAAAAGTAGCAATATTAGCACAATATTCGCCATCAAATGAATTTATTTCGTGTAAAATTAATCCCAAAAATAGTAACCACTGACCAATAAATATCAGTATCGGTAAAGCAAAAAATAGAGAAAAAATATGTGAACAAAATACTTTATTTGTTTTTTTTAATTCATTATTTAAATAACCTCTTTTTAAATGATACTTGAATAAACTAAACATTCCAAATTTTGGATCGTTTAAAACAATTTCTTTTTTATCTTCAGGAGAAATTTCTTTCAATTCTCTGGGTGATAAAGATTTTCTTCTTCTTGGAGATAATGAAGATGGCCAAATCTTTTGAGCGTGTTCACCACCCAATAATAAATGATCTTGCATTTTTAATACAAAATTTTTAAATATTAAATATAGTGCATAACAAAAGCCTTTGCAAGAAATTTTTTCTTTTTTTTGTTTATCCATCAACTGTTTTTCAATAAGTATTTGTAATTTTGGACTATTTTTTATTAAAAATGAATAATTTTTTTTTTCCATAACGTTCTTTTTATCGTTAATTTTTTTTTGTATTTCAAATTTTTTTTGAATATCATTATTTTGTAAATCTGTTTTTATTTTCGGTGCATTTATTTTCGGTGCATTTATTTTCGGTGCATTTATTTTCGGTGCATTCATTTGATTCATTAATACTATTTAAAAAACATATTTAAGTAATTTAAATATGTTTATTTACCTAATAATTCGCCTGCATTATCAACTGTGTTATCAACTGTGTTATCAACTGTGTTATCAACTGTGTTATCAACTGTGTTATCAACTGTGTTATCAACTGTGTTATCAACTGTGTTATCAACTGTGTTATTATCAATATCTTCTTCTTTGTCCGTCATTCCTAATTTTTTTTTAATTTCTTTTATATCTATGAGTATATTTTCCTTTGATTTTTGACATTCCATATTATCTTGAATACTATTCACAAATTTTTTAACTGTATTTATGATATTACCATCTTTTGATTTATCTTTAAAATTATCTTCAAATAACACATCTTTTGACTTTTTATCTTTAATTGTCAATCCAATATTTATTTTCACTTCAATTTGATTAAGATCTGTGTCTATTTTAACATTTTCATTAAAATAATAATCAATATCGTTTATTTTTTTTTCATCAGTAATATTAAAAATTGTATCCATATTTGTTAATATAAACATTTTATCAGATGTCGGGTTTACAAGATTATTATTTGAATTTAACTTTATAAATTGAGCATCTCTCTCTTTTTTATCTTTTATTTGATTTTCCAACTCCAATTTTACTAATTCCGGATTTGCATATTTAAAAAATACCTTTGTTGGTTTAAATTCACTATTAATTTTAAAATATTTACGTACATATTTTTTTAAATTATCCATTATAAAATGTTTATACGTATATGGTTTTATTACAACATCTGTATTCGCTATGTTTTTTAGAACTATTTTCATTATTATTTTTTCTAAATTGTCATCCACATTATTATTGAATAATTTTTTATATTCTTTTAAAAAAAATTTTTTAACTTTTTCCATACCATCTTTAAGTTTTTTAATTATTTCTATAAATTGTTTAATTATTTCATTTTTATCTTGAATTTCATCTTTAAAATTTGTTATATATTTCAATTTTTTTTTTGAACGAATTAATAAGGTATAAATATAAATATAAATAATTAAACCTGGATCCAAATAATTAGTGTCTACCTTTGGAAGATCTTTATTATATGTAAAATCAAGTATTGTATTAAAATAAAGAATAGTCTTTTCAAAAGATTTTGTCTCTTTCTTTGTTTCTTTCTTTTTTGTCGGGTTAAAAGTTTTTACATAACCAATAAGTACTTTTATTTGATTTATAAATTTTTTTTTGATTGTTAAAGTTTTAATAACTTTTTTTAATTCTTTTTCATTTAGTTTAATAATTTCTTCCGTATGTTTTTTTGTTTTTTTAACAAATTCTTTGAAATTCAATTCAGAATTATTATTATTTTTATCGTATTTTTTTTCAAAGTCTTTTTTTTCTTCATTATATTTTTTTGAAATAAGGTTATCATCGTGGAGACATATTGTATCGCTTTTCATAGTTGAATAAACTAATTTTAAATTTTCATATGGCACATTATCCATAAAAATAATTTTTTTATTTGTTTTAACTTTTAAACCGTTAACATCCAAAAAATAAAAAGGTAATTTGTCTAAAGGTTCTATAAATTTTATTAAAAAATACGGTACTGTTTTATTTTTATTAAAATCTTTAGAACCTGTTCCCTGCATTCTATAATTGATGACGATTGCTTCTCTGTTATGATTTGAATGTTTTGGATTATCATATAAAACAATATCATTCATATCAATAAATGGATAAGTTTCACTAACATTATTAAAAATATAGTATTTTTTCCCACAAACAGATTCGCATTTATATTTTATTTTAACTTTGAAATCAACTTCTCCTTCTCTTTTACATTTTGTGGTGGTCTTTTTTATTCTTTTTAATCTATCTTCATTTTCTTTTTTCTTTCGTTCTTCTTCTTTAAGTTTTGCCTCTTGAATGCGCGATTCAGCTGCAACTCTCGCCTCTCTTTTTATTTTTTCATCTTCCAATCTGTCTTTTTCTTCTTGTTCTTTTGTTTTTTTTTCCATTTAATATATTTATTAGAGAATTAAAAACTAAGTTTTTAGTTTTTAATTATAATGAAAAATGTTTTATATTTTTTAACATTCCTTTATGTTTTTCCGTTTTTTTGGCTTTTTGTAAAATTTCCATAGCTTTATTGATTTCATCTTCTGTTACTTCTCCGTCACCATTCAAATCCAATATATCTTCAAATTCGCGAAGTTTATGCGGTATAATACAAAAACGACTATTTTCATTCAATAAATAACCTATTAAAACATTAAAAATTGCAGTGATTGTTAACGCAATTAATACATCCCGCGTACCCAACCAACTAACCGCGAATATCATTAAATGTCTACCCAAAGATTTTTTTAAATATTTTTCTTGTGATTTTGAAACTTCAATTTTTACAAACCGTGATCCTATATTCAATAATATCATAACAAACCCAGCAAATAATTTGCTATTATTTATTTTACCTAAAAATAAATGAACGTGGTTTGGTAACATATTAATATATATTGATATAATTTATTTAAAGATCTTTTGTTGATGCTATTGTATTTTTTTCACCAGATGTTTTCATAAAACGATCCAAATCCGTAATGCTAAATCCTAAATAATTCTGTAATTTGTTCGTTACATTTTTCATATCATCTAAACCAACAAATCCTTCCTTTTTGTCGTCGTCTTTTTGTTCTCCTTTCTTTCCTTTCTTCTTTTTCTCTTCTTTATCTTCTACCTCAACCTCTTCTTCTTCTTCATTGTGTGTGTGATCATCTTCCCCGTGTTTTTCACCTTCTTTCATACCTTCCTTCCCTTTAAACCCCTGTACTCTATCAGCATTTTCTGTTGATTTTTTTACTAATTTGTCAAGTTGACCACCCAACAGATTTCCTTCTGTAAACCCTTCTCTATTATCGTGAAGTAATACAACTATTATAATCGCGAATATAATAGCACAAGCTAAATCACAATCTAATGCAAAATATAATAATATACAAACTAAGACAACTCTACCGAGTGTTTGTTTTGAAAAATTTTTAAGAGCTTGAGGTGTATTATACATTAGAATAATTAATAAAAACCCCAAAATAAAACTTAAGTTTTGTTTTTTGAAATACATCATATATATAAATTACTATATATATTTTTCAAGTTATTATAAATAATTTTTTATCTCTTTTTTTTATAAGAATGTCATCACTTGGATATAGCGAAATTGAAACAATGGAAAATTTAGATAATAAATATGATAGCAAAAAACAAAAGAAAAATAAAACATTTAAAAAAAGAATGCAACCCGGTAAACAAAAAATGACAGGTAAAAATGTTGAAAATTTCCTAAATTTAATGAAAGATGTTGGAAATAATGATTCCACAGATGGCTCAGGTTTAGCAGATTTTAATCCTCCTCCTAAACCATTAATAACAAAACAACCCGATGATATAATTGAAAATGATAATATCGCCAATAATTCTGTCGCCGATAATTCTCCCACCGATAATTCTATCTCCAATAATGATTTTAATAATTTAGATGATTATGCAGCCAATGAAAAATATTACAACCAATACATACCATATTATACTGAATCACAAAATCAGCCAAAAATATTAGATAATAAAGATAAACTATTTGAAAAATTAAATTATATGATTCATCTTTTAGAAGAAGAAAAGGATTCAAAAACAAATAATATTACAGAAGAATTGGTATTATATATGTTTTTAGGCGTTTTTGTTATTTTCATCGTTGATTCATTTGCAAGAGTTAGCAAATACAAACGTTGATTTTAAACGTTAAAGTAAACAAAAAATATCTTTGCTTTCTTTCGGTAAATAAGCAAAATTATAAAAATAATACGAATTTATAAATGTTTTTACAGGTTTATACTTTTCCAATAATAGTTTAAGAATTTTATTATTATTTGAAATATTTTCAATAAAAACGAGTTGACTTTCAATATCTTTAGAAATAAGATTTAATGATATCATAAACCCTAAAGTAAAAATATTATTATCAATATTTTTATTTACATAACTGGACATAAATTCCAAACTATTTTTATTATTATACGTAGTATATGGGTTTTTAAAAACATAATATCCCCGAAATACTTCATTTATCATTAATCCTGTAATAAATATGTGATTTTTTTCAATTAAATAAAAAATGTGCCCCAAATTAACAGCAATAAAGCAGTTAAAATGTTTTTTACTTTCCATAAAAATTTGATAAAATTTATTCATATTTGTTTTATTAATGAATACAATATTTATATTTGGCATATTAAAATTTAGACACATTTCCCAATTATTATGATCAAACATATAATTTTTATAAGAAGTCAATGGTACGACCATAGATGTAATAACATTTTCTCTTTTAAAAAATGATACAATATTATTGGATTTATTTCTAGTGTGACAATAGTGAGTATATATCTGTTTACCAGCATAATTTTTTTTTCTGTGTTTTGAATTAACACATAAATAATCAACATAATTAATCGTCATTTTATTACCACCCAAATAACAATCCAATGGTTTAGAAGTCATACAGGATAATATTTCGTTGTTGTATATTTTCATTGAAACAAAAGATTTATCATTATGATTTTTAAAATTATCCATTATAGAATTTTCGGATGGATTATAAAATTCAGAAGAATTTGGTAAGAAATTTGATTTTATAAAATCTATAAAAAGGTCTTTTTTTTCAGTAGGTATATTATTTGCATTATAAAAATTAATATCAAAATCGTAAAATTTATTTTTTATTGGCAATTTTTCTTGAATAATACCGGGGGGAAACATCCAATAATTTAATTTATGATAATGAAAAACAGGTTGTCTTGACCAAAAAGGATATTTTAATTTAAAATATGCTATACATAAACATATTATAATTGAAACGATTACAATAATATTTAAAAATGATTCAAACATAATGTATGATTTGATTATAAATATTTAATTTATACTTATAATCTAAGCCTTTTTTAAAATATATAAATATTGATATTGATAATTACATTTTACCATATCTATTTTGCCTTGTAAAATAAATCCAGCTGATTTTGCTAATCCTAATATATTTTTTTGCGTATCCATAAATAATGTGTGTTTATTTTGTCTAACATTCCCACTTGAATCATCTTTAAATGTTTCATCAAATATGGCGAGATTTTTATGTTTTTGCAATTTAAAATCCGCTTTATATTGGAAATCTTTAAATTTAACCAATGAATTCGTAATTCTTTTTTTTGCATATTTTTGCGGTGATACGGCTATTAATACATCTGCAGCATTAACAATTGGGTTAAATTTATCACGATTTACCAAATGCAATGTTAATGTTCCATCTTTTTTTAACCACTCATAAGCATTTTTGAAAAAAGGTAATTTATTTTCCATATAATAAATAGTAAAATAAGTACATAAAATATGAGTGAATGAATTTGGAGGATGTGACATAGAATCTAATGCATTTGAATTGACAAAATCGCAATCAGGGAATTTTTTTGATGCTTTTTCAACCATAGCTTTAGATTTATCAACACCTTTTATTGTATAACCTTTTTTTACAAATTTGTCTACTAAATTCCCAGTACCACATCCGATATCTAATATTTTACTGTTTTTTTTGGTGGGTTCCGTTGCGTGACATATTTCAGTTAATTCAAATTTTAATTTAGATATATCCTCTGATAAGTCATCGTAATAATCAACATAAAAATCATCATATAAATCATCATTTTCTTTAATAATATATTTATCCATTTGTGCAAATCCCTCACGTTTCGGATTATTTAAATTATATTTTCTTATTAATAAAAGTAATAATGCCGATATTACAAACACTTTTAGCCAAATGGAAGATTTATTATACAATTTAGACATATTTTTAAAATTTTTTTGTAATATTTTTGGAAAATTATTGATAATTTTACTAATTTTTTTGAGAGAAAAAATCATTATTATGTATTATTATATTATTTTTTTTTTTAGATTTTTTATATAAATATGTTAAAAATAAAAATTACTGATAAAAGGACAATTAAAGAATTTAAATCTGTGACATTTTCAAAATTTAAAAAGAGCGAAGTAAAAAAAGAGCTTTTAAAATGTTTATTGTCTGGAAATATTGAACAATCCTGTTATTGGTCGGCCGAACTTATTTGTTCGGGTGATTTTTTATATTTATGGAATACTTTATTTTTTTTTACAAGTAAATATATTCATATTGGGAATCCTAAATTGCCACTGTATATTGATTCTAGATTAAATATATTTAAAAATATTGTTAATCAGGGTTATTCAACCGATATATTGAAATTAAGAAATAATTCAAATATAAGAAAACTATTTATAGAAGTTATTGCGGTTATTTGTTATTCAAAAAAAAAAAGTTCATATGATATACCAAAAATAAATGAATCGGCTTTCAATATGATAGAAATTACTCATAAACTTATAGCAAAACATAAAAAAGCTGGTTATAAAATATTTAAAAATGAAGATCCACGTGAAATATTTATAGCTATAAATGAGTTGGCTTGGAATATACATCATAAATACAAAGATACACATCGTGCAATATATTGGTTAGAATGGATAATGGAATATGAAAAATTATGCAAAAGGAAAAAAATTGTTAAAAAATGTGCAACGAGGGATATGCCTGTAGAAAGTAAATATCAAAAAGATATGATATGGATAGTATGGGATATTATATTAGCTGAAGCGAAACAAAACCCCGGGTTATCTAAAATAATAAATGCATTGCTAAATTTATTTTGCCTCAAGTATAAGGATAGTTCAAAGAATAAAAGAAAACTATTAATATATTATGCAATTTCTTTACTAACAGAAACATATGATACGACATTACCAATTGTAAATAATACAAATTTAGTAGAAAATATGAAAAATAATTCGGATGAAATTTATAAACAAATTAAAAAAAATGAAATAACTCCCAAAACAAATTACTTGTTTAACAATGTACACGAAAAAAATTTAGAAAATACTATTAGTAAATTGGATAAAATGAGTTCACTTTCATATATTCCAAGAAATTAATAATTTTTTACTTTAGGAAAAAAATTATATTTATATAATGTATAATGCCAATAGGAGGAAGAAGACGACAATTAGCAAAGTCAGCAGACAGTGGTAAATGTGGAAATAAAGCAGGATTACCATCAACGGTTGGTGTTTCAATGGCACATAGAAGAGCATTTAAAATGGGTAAAAATTGTTGTAAAAATGATGATATTGATGGATGTCGTGGTCCAACAGATAGACCAAGGGTATCGGACAACTATGTAGATGTTACATTAAGCTCTACGTATGTTTATACCAGCAGTACAATTACTGTCACATTGAGTGGTGGTACAAAAGATGGAAATTTGGCTTCTGGTGATTTTACAAATATCGGATTGAATTTTGGCACTGGTACAGCAACGACAGCCACTTTTACTCATACCGGTCTTGCTAATACATTAGTACCAGGAAAAGAGTTCACAATTACATTAAACGCCGATACTGTAAAAAATGCTGCTGGTAAATTTTTATCAACAGCAACAACAACACAACAAGTCAATTCTAGTACAAAAATTAAGATATTGACACTCAACACTACATATGCTATTGTACAATTTTCAAGTACCGTTTCTAACGCCTCAAATGCACCTCTCGCATCCACCGATTTTGTTATTACAGAGCACGATTCAACCGGAACCACCCTCGTCGGCACTCAACCGACTGTGCTGTCTTTTAGCACCGACAGTGGTTTTATTGGAGATCAAGTTGGTGGCAATACATACAAATTAGTATGGAATCAGGTGCCGGCAGCTGGTAATGTGGTAACAATTACACCTGGTGTAATTCACGAAACTTCTAATGGAACTATGATATCGGCAGCTGATATTGGTATTTTAGGACAAGAATATCCTGTGGCAACAACCGCAACAACGTCAACCAATAATCCTAGGATAGTTGTTTAAATTTCATTTTTCTTTTCATCAAATTCTTTTAATTGAATAATTTGATGTATTTGTTCTTTTTGTTTTTCCCTCACCTCGTTGCTTTCTTTAATAATAAATTTGCGAACAATTTTTAACATTAATCTACTTATTGTATTATTTACTATTTGAAAAATCTTAATAATACCACCCGTAATACCAATTATACCAAAAATATCCAATGAAACATTAGACCGTAATAACCAAATATCAGATAATATACCCATCAATATTGAATTAGTAATGATTAATACTGTTTCTAATATGAACTTAAATCTATCTTTCACTTTATTATTCACTTCATAATTTGGTAATTTTTTTATATCTATAAATAAATCTTCGTAATATAATGGTTTGGATGCTGTATAGTATACTATTTTTGGGAAATTCCAAAATAAAATCGCCGACGCAAAGCCAACAATTAAGGGGAAATAAATAAAATTATGAAATTCTTCAAAAGGTAATAACACAACAACACATATAAATGGTAAAAAATACCTTTTAATTTTTATTTTTTTACAATCATTTTTACATTTTATACATTTATCATTGGAACACATTTAATAAAATATTTAATAAAATATTTAAATATATTTATTAAATGGATTAGCAATTAAATTTATATTAATTAATTTAAATATAACTATTTTTTATATGAGTCTACAAAATTTTAACGAATTTATGGATAATATGAAAGTAAATATGATACAATCAGGTGGAGATTTTAACAGTTTCAAAGAAAACTTTTCCAATTCCATTAAGACAATGAATTCCCAAAATTCACAATATTCAAGTGATCCAAATGTTTCTTTTTCACCTATGGAAACGACTAGCTTAGGGGCACAACCAGAAAAATTTACAATGTGGTTTTTATTTAAAATAGTTTTAGGATTAACGTTGTTTTTAATTTTAGGATTTAATATTTATACTTATTTAAACACAGGTTCCGATGCATTTACATTTTATATTGGTAATTTTCTTTCAAAAGGAAAAAATAAAATAAAAAATATTTTCAATAAAGGCGATTTAAAGAAATCAACCGACGTTGATGATATTTATGGTTCTTTAGATTTATCAGCAAAAAATTTGGCAAATAAAGAAAAGGGTGAAGATTCAAAATTAAAAAAAATTGTTGAGAAAGGTGGTTCTTTAGAAAGTAGCGTTAAAGGTGATAAAAGAGACAAAAATTTTTTTGAAGATGGTGACGATGATGCAAACGATGATGCAAACGATGATGCTGACGATGCAAGTGACGATGAAGGAGACGATGAAGGAGACGATGGTGAAGATAAAAAAAAATTAATAAATGAAAAAGCCGAGAAAGAAACTGATCCCGAGAAAAAATACGGAAAAAATTATGCAGCCAGTAGCGTATTAGATTTAAAACTAACAAAAACACCGGGATACTGTTATGTAGGAACTGATAGAAATGTTAGAACTTGTGTGAATGTTACAACTGGCGACAAATGTGCATCAGGTAAGGTATTTCCAACGATGGATTTATGTGTAAATCCAAACCTTAAAGAATAAAATATTTAATTATATTTAAATATTTTATTTAAAAAACCAACGTGTTGATAAATATGGTGGAAATGGCGATGATACGCCGCCCGAAGACATATTTGGCCCCTTTTGCACCAATCTCTGAATCTCCATACTTGTTAATGCTCTGTTAAAATATCGCAACGTTGATTGTTCACCGCTAAATCCGTCGGCTTGTGTAATATAAATATTACCGTAGTTTTGTTTTGCAACGTGTTGTAACTCGTGTCTAACGACAATTGTACCATTGACATAGACATCTAAATTTCTATTTTCAAGACGAATTATCACATTTATCCATTTTTTTAAAGGTATATCAGGGACCCTTATACTTTCATTGCCTTCAAACGTTTGCATCACAACGTGTAATATATTTGATGTTCCGTCTAAATATAATCCCGGGCCATTAATGGTCATCATACCATCAATTAATCCAGAATTTGTACTGCTTGTTGGTGCAGCATTACCTTTATTAAAAATATGTTTAATTGTACCACCTCTATATGTTGTAAAGTTATCATCATTAAAATATAACCAAGTTGAATATGTGAATTCCATACCCATATCTTGATTATTTGATCTTAAAATTGGTTTTGAATTTTTTTCGCCAGGTCTTGTTGATATTTTCTCTGATATATTTCCTTGAAATCTACCCGCTTTTATTATTGGGTTTTCTTTTGGTCCTAAAAGACTATGTAAAATTCCCACTGCCAAGCGCATTAAAAATATAAATATTATTAAAACTAATAATATGAAAACAACTTTTGCCACTAAAGTATTTGAATTTAAAAATTCTTGTGGCCCACCAACTAAGTTATTATTTCCAAATTGTTTGAATACACCGTCATCATTTGGTTTCATTAAACTTTTAGCTGCATCGGTTACATCTGTTATTGGATTATTCTCCATATCTATATATTATATATAAAAATATTTAGATATTAAATAGTTAAAACACCTTCTTCTTTATTATCAACATAATATGCAAATTTCATTTTATATCTACCTAATAAATTATCCCATATTCCTTTGGATGGACCCTCCTTATATAATTCATAAACTTCTCTAGGATTCAATGTTCTCGCATAATATCTAACTTTTGCAATAAAACCATCATACCCACCATTTGGACAAATATGTATATCGGCATCTTCTGCAATTCTTGGTGCTGCACCCAATAATGTTGTTTTTACCAATTTACCATCAATATATGAATCAATTGATTGGTTATTTGTCGTTATTACAACGTGTGTCCATTTTTGCAAAGGTATATTTTTTATTCCTGATGATTTTTTTGATTCCGATGATTCTATTGTTGCTAAAGTAATCAATAAATCATTAACATTGCTCTCTAGTGAAATTTCGGGACTGGCTGTATTACCAGTACCTTTCTTAATTATAACTTTTGGTTTACCTGTTTCCCAACTGCTTATATACATCCAAAATGAGTATGCAAAAAAATTTGAATCTTTATTACCGTTAATGTTTTCAGATTTAATTATTGTTTCAGTTTTTGCATCACCCATATCTAATAAATTTGAAGTTGAAGCGTCTCTAAAAAGCCATTTATATAAAGAATGGATAATTAGAACAATTATAACATAAAACAAAATTTTTTTAATGTCCATAATATAATATTAACTTAGAAATTATCTATTCGTAATATTTCTAAATCGTTGGTGGATTTTTATCCTTAAAATAATTGTAATTTGTTTTTATTCTGGATTTTGAAATATAAGTTGGATAATATACAACATTGCAAATGCCGCCACCTATCCCATTTGTACCCACCGCGTCTTCATCTCCGACAACCAAACTATTGAATGCTTTATACGATACCATATTATCAACACTCGCGACTAATTCACCGTTTAAAAATATATCGATTACACCACCAACATAATTAATAACTAAATTGTGCCATTTTTGAAGTTTAAATTTTGGTTTTTTATATATAAGTACCATATCGTTATTCGCGTCGTCCATTTCTGATTTTTTTGATCGTATTTCTTTTTCAACATCATACTTTTTTTTTTCTAAACTTAAAATTTTATATGTATCAATTTTTATTTTAACACCAGGGACTTTGTTTAATTCGGATTCCTTTTTCTCCTTTTCAATATCCTCCATAATTTTTTCTAATTCCAATTCTTTTACTTTAATAAATGCTAAAGTCTTTTTTAAACCTGAATCATTTGATGCATTTTTCTTTACCTTTTTTGATTCTATAATTAATTCATTGTTTTTACCATTATAATAAATGGTTGGTTCTCCATTATAACTAATAATTTTCGTTTTTTTAGTATAATTGTGACTATAATTGGGTGATTGCGAATGTACAAAAAACCAACACGATACTGCATAATTGTATTTTAATTGTTCAACTTGCGATTCATTGAATTTTTTTATTGGTATGAACTTTTGCATTCTAAAATACATAGGTTTATTTAATGCAACGGTGCCTTTTTGCAAAGGACCTCCCGATTTTGATTTTATTTTTTCCAAATTTTCTATTTGATCCTCAATTTCTCCTATTACTGTATTAAATAATAGTATATTACTAGCATTCATTTGTATATGTTTTACCATCGTGGATAATGTTTTTTTACAAAAGTCTGATTTTTTTTTGTTCAATATTTTATCACATTCGTTTGTATTTTTATAACCATAACTAAATAATAATGCTTTTAATTGATTTTCTTTGATATCTTTATCTAAATTTTCTATCTTTATTTTTTCCCAAGCGGATTCATTTAAACCTGCTGAAATAATTGGTGTGTCGGCGAATGGATTGACATTCTTTGCTAGATTTTTTATAGTGTCTTTCTTATCTGTAAGAAATTTTGTTACAATGCCAATAACATCGGTATTTTGGGGTGTAATTTCTTCTTCAAATATACCCGATTTTTCATTTTGTGTTATTTTTTTTGTTGTTATCCCATTAACGGTGTTTAAATCAATTTTTACTAAAGGATCTCTCATCGGTTTAAATTTTTTAATATTTTCAATGGCTCTTTCTAATTTAATTTTTTTATTTTTCAAATTATCAATTTGCATTGTTATTTTTTCTTTCTTTCCACTTTCATTTGAAATGTAAATATACATTCTATTTCTCAATGCTGGTAATAATATTAAACTCAGAATTATAGAAATTTCAATCGCAAAAATAATAAATACAATTCTTGGGCTGGATTTAAATTCAAAATATAAATAATTAACCAAATCAATAAATAAACACGGGATAACAAATAATGCGTGATAAATAAATTTAATGTATGGGTTTTTACTTATGAATTCATTTATTTTTTTTTGGAAAATAACTGTTATGCACGCCAATATTATAACAGCACTTAGTGCTATCAATATCATAGATAAAAATTTAGAACCCGCATCACTGGTTGCTGCATAAAATAACAACAATGCGAATAAAAACAGCGCAACACCAATAAATATAATGGAATATGTGTAATAACTTGTCTTATTTATAAATATATTTTTTAATTCTTCTGGTTTGGATTCCAGAACTTCTTTATTAAATTGATTAACCAATAATGATGTAAAAATTACAAATCCAAATAATAAAGCTATGCCGCCGATTAATGTTGAATTTCTTTTTGCCATACCACGACCACTCATATCTGGCATTTTATCACTGACGTTTCGTTTAACAGTAAACCAAGTAAACGGTGCAAATGAATTAAAAAATTTGTTGTGGATACCGGTTTCTTCTTTTTGCATTGGGTGCGCATATCCATTTTTTTTTCTCGTATCTATTATTTCTGTTTGATATACTCTTAATGTGGGCATAAATGATGGTTTTGCTATAAATTTATTACCACTAACGGGATACCCACCCTGTTCAATTAATTTATTTTTAACGTCCTCCATACCATCTAACATTTTTGCAAATTCAGCATTAAAATCGTGTGTTTCCGAATTGTTTTTAATTTCAAATAATTTTGTACCCAACCCCTTTATCACGTTGCCATCCGGATCCTCTCCATTTGGATATATATTTGTATAATGGGTTATTATATCGTCTTCATTCATATATTTTATGTTGTTGAGTTTTGTTTCGGCCCCATCGACATTATAAGAAATGTCATATACTTTGTCATCATTGGGTATATTATTTATTAATATTTTTCCTGTATGGTTTGCTTGGTCATTTTTATTCAATACTTGTTTAAACGCGTCAATTTGTGAAATTTGTTTAATGTTAGCTGGGTTTTCATTAGATTCGTTTACTTGGACGTGTTGTTCATTAAAATCATTATGTAAAAGATCTATTTCTATAACATCACCATTTATTGTTACGCCAGATGTTATTGTATAAACAATATCAAACATTTTTAATGTTACCATTTTTTTGGCTGTGGTGGCTGTAACACATTCATCTAAAACGGAATCATAATATTCATCTCCAGTGCACTTTGGTAAACAATCATCTTTTATTGGGAAAAGAACACCATCTTTTATTTCGGTTCCGGGTGGACATTTTTCACATTGTCTTGAAAATAAATTATAATAATCCATACCGTTATCACACGATTCTGGAATACAATATTTTTCATTATTTTCCGTCCAAGGTTTATCACCCCCATCACATTTAATATCTGTTCTTACATAATATTGGCCTACTTTAGATTTATCATCTTCTACAGGATTAATGGGATTATCCAACATACCAGTGCCCTGATTTACATTATTTTTAACAGAACCGCACCATTTAATATCATTCAGTCGCACACCTTCGTTTTCAATTTTCATAACAAAATTATTATCAATAAAAATTTCAACATCGTGTTTATGGTTTTTATTGATTCTTATTAAATATCTTATTGTGAATCCCGGAATATAATTGTCTGGTCCAAATTTTTTAACACCGTAATCGGACAAGTTAGCTTGATAAGTTTTTCCATTTTTGTCTTTAAAAATATAGTTGTTTAATGGGTCATTTTTATCAGCACCATTTCCTTTGATACCTAATGTAAAACCCGTGTGTGTCTCATTTGTTGCCAAACTATACACTCCCTTTTTATATCCTTTTTTGCCCCATTTTCTCAATAATACACCGGATTTTTTAGGTATTGTTAAATGAGCTTCCCAGTTATCAATATCAATTGTATCATCGCCTGTTTTTTGATTAACAAATTTTAAATGTTTCGTTATAAAATCAACACTGGTATTTGTATCGTATACATCAAAAATATTATGATCATAAACATTTGCTTTACTTTTAATTCTAATTTTCGTCGCTGCCGTGGCTTCTGTGGTTGCAGTCTTTTCTGTGGCTGCCTTAATATTGGTGGGTGGATTTTTTTCACTTGTTTGGAAAACCACTGGGTCATCGGTATCTCCCCCTTTTAAAAAATCTTCGAAGTTTCTAACGGATTTAACCTCAGTAAAAGCATTTAGGGTTTCGTGTAGTTGTCCTGTGTCTGGATCTAAAATTTTTCCTATTGATGGATAACCAGCTGCGTCGCGAAATCCTTGGAGTTGTTGGTGATTAAATTTTTTTATTATTTTTCCATTTATTTCCACATCATACAAATAATAATATTGTCTACCCTTTTCAATTTTGTCATCATCTTTAACTTTTCTATAATCATTATTTATACTAGTGCTAACGATTGGTTGGTTTAAATACCATAATTGTTCAATATCAGTGTCTTCCTTATTATTTTCATATTTATAATATACTTTGTTAATTTTACCAATATTATTGTTAGAATCTCCGATGGATATTAAAGCCCCATTATTGATTGTTTTATATTTACCTTTGTTTATTTTGTTTTTTGCTGCTCTAATACCATCGTTAACTTTTGAAAACATTAACGATTTGATATAGTCATAATTATATATTATGATCATTGTTAAAATAAATAAACTGCCTGTCAAGACCAATGCACTATCTAAACGCACGTGTTTCCAAGATTTAGCACCCTCAACTATGGTATCTTTATCGGGCCAAAATGTGTTCACCGTTTTAACAATAAATTTATTTATACCGTGTTTTATACCAAATATTTTTTGTATATTACTTTCCATAAAGGCTGCAATGCCGCCGCCATTGGAAATATATTTATAAATTTTAACACCAAAAAAACTACCCATCAATGTTAAAAATATAATAATTGGTATATAAACCAATACTGGTAATACAAATTTAGCTATTTCAAGTGATTTATCAGTTTCTTTTTCCTGTTGTTTTTCCTTTTCATTTTCTTCTTTTGAATTAAAAAGAAAATCCATAAGTTAATATATATTTAAAATATATATTAAATTTCATTATAATCTATTTAATAAAGTTTTTTGCCCATGACAATTTCTACATAAAGCTTCTAAATTATTAACATGGTTTGTCCCACCGTGTTGCAATTCAATTTTGTGGTCAATTTCAAAAGAAGCGTCTAAAATTTTCTGACATTTGCCACATTTCCAATTTTGATTTGACGCCACATATTTTTTTTTACTTTCACTAACACTTCTTTTATTGGTATTTCCTGAATTTAACATTCTTTTCATTTGCGGTGTTTGGTTGGGGATTACATTTGAATTTTGATAACTATTGTTTAAACTGTTAAATCCCTCGCTAATATTTGTAAAATCTAAAATAGGAGATAATATGTCTTTCGTATTTTTATCAATCGGCATATGACGTATTAAACTATTTGCGTGTAAAAACATATTTTTTGATTCCAATGGATGTTTTTTCAAAAACATATAAATAGACAAGCCAATAAAACCATACATTATCATTCTATAATATTTTTTTCCATTCAATAAATACGCTGTGTATTTCCCATCGTGATAAGTATTCATTATAAAAAATATAGTAATCATTATTACCCATAATCCTATTCTCATATAAAATAACGTTATATTATTCTATTAAATGTAATGTAAAATATTTTCTATTTAATTTCAATTTTTTGGTTTTTCTAGTGCTTTTTTTTAAGCGTTTCTGTCTTGTTTTTGCATCACCCCTTTTATTTAAAAACTTTTTTATTTTCTTATCTCTTTTTTCTCTTGACCATTTTTCTATTCGTTGTATCTTTTCATAAGAAAGTTTGTCTAATTCTGATACTATTTTACTATGATCACATAATTCTCTCATAGTCATTTTATGAAAAGCTTTTTCACTTTTATATAAAAATGAATTGTATTTTTTATCTGTCATTTTTATTACTTCATAAAATATTTAAAAATATATTACTTCATTATAATATAAATGGAAAAGGATTATGGTAATAAAAATATACAAAATTTTTATTGCATAAAGCATAAAAGATTACGAAAAGAAATTTGCCTTTTACATAGATGTATAGATGGAAACGATGATTTTTTAAATTATTATAATAAAATTAAAATAAAGTTGGCCGACAATAATATTATTGAAAATATTATTTCCATTGATATTATTGAAGAAAACCACATTGCTTTGGTAATAATTTTACAAGAAAAATATACATCAATGGTGTCAATGATATTTCCTAAAGAATATCCATTTAGACCACCGAAAGTAAAAATATCTGAATTGGATTATACAGAATTTTTAGGCGAATATCAAAAATCTGAATTGGATAAAAGAAAAAAATGTTTATGTTGCAATACAATAATTTGTAGACATAATTGGGCACCCGATAAAGATTTATTTGACGTTGTTATTGAAATATATGATTTATTGAATATGCTTTATTTGCCAATAAATGAAAATTTATATAAATCAATAATGAATAAACATCTCGGTTATCTAATTGATTAAGAATTTTTATAATAATACAATGATAATGATAACAAAAAGAATATAGTACCGGAATACATTAATTTTTTTTTATTTTTGATACTTTCTTTATTGATTATTTCCTTGGGTTTGTAATGTTGGTAATATTCTTCTAAACTTCCATAGAATGAAACCGTTTTTAAATTTAATTTTTTATTTATTTTATTAAATAAAAAGTGGATCCACTTCATAAAAGATGTTCGTGAATTTAAATAAGGTGTTACTGGGAAATCATCTAATAATTTTTCTAAAAATTTCCCCATAGGATCATCGGGGAAAAAAACAGGTAAATTTTGAATGAAACTATAGTATTTTCTAATTGTCACTTCATTTGGATATAATGGGTAATTTAAAGACATTGTTTGTAAAGTAAATTTTAAATGTGGTAACCAAACTTCGTATCTTAATTTCATTATATAGGTAAAAATATTAAAAGATTAAACATTAAACATATAATATGAATAAAAAATATTATAATAGTTTTTGTAATAATTGCGGGAAAAATGGACACCAATTTCAAAATTGTAAAAAACCAATTATAAGTACTGGAATCATTAACTTTAAAAAAGAAAATGATACAATTAAATATTTATTAATTTGTAGAAAAGATTCTTTGGGATATGTTGATTTTTTAAGAGGTAAATATAATTTAAGTAATAAAATTCAATTATTAAATTTGTTCAATGAGATGACAACTGTGGAAAAAGATAAAATTTTAAATAATGATTTTCACTTTTTATGGTCTGAATTATGGGGTAATTTTATTGGCAATCAATATAAAAATGAAGAAAAAAATTCTAAAGACAAATTTGATAAATTAAAAAATAAAGAAATATATGATTTAAATTTAGAAATATTATTAAATAGCAGCAACACTAAATGGGATGCGCCGGAATGGGGGTTTCCAAAAGGAAGGAGAAATAATGGAGAAAATGATATTAATTGTGCAATAAGAGAATATATGGAAGAAACTGGTCATCCGAGAATGTCATTTGAGATTATACAGAATATTTTACCATTTGAAGAAATATTTACTGGTTCAAATTACAAATCTTATAAACACAAATATTACTTGGCTGTAAATAAATTAAAAGTTGGCAATTCAAATTTTCAAAAAAGCGAAGTTAGCGATATGAAGTGGATGACTTTAGAGGAAACATTGAAAGCCATAAGACCGTATGGTTTTGAAAAAATTGAAATTATTAAAAAAATAGATAAAATATTAAATAAATATAGTTTATTAGTATAATATATCAGTATAATTATGTATAATATGAAAGGTGGATATAAATCATTGGTTAATTTTTCAAATATGTTGAATGCCGGCATCATTGATGTTGGTGAAACAATTTATTTTAAGATCAAAAATACGGAAGGTACAAAAATAAAAATACCATTAAAAATACATTCAGATGGTATTTTAGAATATAATAATGAATTTTATTCAGATAATGAAGGTTTATTTATATTACCAATTAATAATGATGAAATAAAATTACCGGAATATTTAAAATATAATGATGATAATCATCCAATCATTAAAAAATCTAATAATTTATTTTCAGCAATGAAAATGAAAGAAAACATTGTTTATAAATCAAGCGACCGAAAAGCTGCGCATAAATTTATGTATACTAAAAAAACAAATAAAAATTTATATTTATTAGTTAAAAAAAATATTGCAAAAATAAAAGCAGTTCAGGAAATTGACGATTCCGTCAGTTCAACAAAAAAATGGTTAAACAATGGTATTGAAATGAAAGGTTTGGGTACAAATTCCAAAGGCAGGACAAGTTCATTACGTTATTATTTGTCTGAAAAAAATATATATTTTAAAGCATTTGAAAAATGGAGTTATAAAAATATTTTATTGTTTATTGATGATTTTAATAGTCAAAAACTTAAAAGACATAAAGCATTAAAAATTAATAAAAATTTTGCAAAAGAGGAAGAAAAGAAAGAAAAAGATAAAGAAAAGAAAGACAAAGAAGTCAAAGAAGACAAAGAAGCCAAAGAAGCCAAAGAAGCCAAAGAAGCCAAAGAAGCCAAAGAAGCCAAAGAAGCCAAAGAAGCCAAAGAAGCCAAAGAAGCCA